ATCAATGCTGGTGTAGCGAAAGATATATTCGTGCAATCAGAAATACAAGCAGGTCAAATCAAACGACCAGCAGGGTTGGCGCTACTGAGTGCATTTGGTATAGACAACAGTAAGTTCTGCAAAGTGTTCAACAACTATGTACAAGACGGACCTCGTATCGGTGCTACTGAAGATGTCACCAAACATGTACCTAAGTCAACTCTCTCTAACTTCATGCAAACAGCAATCGGTGCTAACTACTTCATGATACACGAACTCAAAGGTAAGATATACTACTGGTGGGTAGGTGAGAAAGAGAACAAAGACTACGCTAACATATCAGGTAGTTCTATCAAGGTCTTCTACGGTGGTAAGAAAGGTAATGGTAAGAGAATAGATGTTGAGTTCTCTAATAAGTATTATGACTTCAAGATGAACATTCGTAATAAACAAGGTGGTCAATACCCATCCCATATCATGTTAGACTATACATCTAAGTCTGCAATCAAAAAAATAGTGCTATAAAAAAGGGACACTAAGTCCCTTTTCTCAATCAAATCAATGACTTACGGATTACTGACTAGAAACATCTGAGCGAAGTAATCGTCATCAATAGGACCATCTGTCTCATCAAAGAATAACAATGAACATTGTTTGGTCATGTCTCTGTAGTCATGTTGAAACGAAACATACTTCGCCTCTTCATCACCACCGGTACCACGCCATAGTGTTGGAAATAATGGTCTAACATTCTTCTCATACATCTCATTCAGTTCTTTGTTCTTTGTATGATTACATGCATAGTACTTACCTAACACAGCAGGCATCATTGGTAATACGAACTCGTCATACTCTTTCTCAATGAAATGCATGAATGTATCGTACTTCTCTAACGTACCATCGAACATCTTCTTAGTGAGTACTTCGTGTTCACCATAGTTGACTTGAAAGAATTGAGGCATGAACTGAGTGTCTTCTGATTCTGTCCAATCTACTGCAAGATTGATTGTCGCCCAATTGTTCTCAATGATTGACTTTCTATCTTCTTCTTCAATAGTGTATGATGAGTGATTAGGATTACCCTTCTCTGGTAATGTGGAGAATATGACACTATGACCTAGATTACGCCACTTGACTCTTGGGTGTATCACCATGATTTTATCATGTTCACTGTATCTGTCGTTTTTGAATACATGTTTGATTGCATGACTTGGGTGTGCATAGTCACTTGGAATATCTTCCCATATCATACCTGATTCTACATTGGGATCCATTGACTCATCACCGTGTTGAAATGTATTATTCCAAGTTGGTTGTGCCTTCATGAAGTCTGCCTTCGCATAGTCGGTAAATACAGTAAGTTTACTGATGGTCATACCTTCATGTACTAATAGACGGTTAGCGTCTAATGATAATTTAAGTTTGATTACATCCTCTGGTGTAGTAGTAGGGTCGTTTTTCAAACACACTGTAGCAATATTAAATGCCATTATTCTATCTCCTCATTCGTGCCAAATCTTTGGCGTATTGTTTATCTTCTGCAAAAACTGGTACTAGGTTAGACTTATGCATAACACCGATACCGATTAGTTTTCTCTCACCTGAGTATATAGGATTCTCTCTGCGTGGTGTTGGATTACCGACACATAGATTGTCACTTACATACGAAGGATATTCTTTGTTGTTTCTCACTATTGACATCACTTGGTCATATTGAACTTGTTGTCTTGCGATTAACTCATTGTATTTAGTAGTTTTGGATTTGGTACTAAATGCTCTAGTCTTACGGCGTTTACCGTGAGGACCATACTTAATACTATTACCTAAATTCAAAAATGCCATGTACAACCATTATAATATATTATGCATCAATGCACAAGGGGGTTTATATAATACTTACCCAACCTGTGATTACATACTTCTCATTCGATAGAGGTGGATTACCTCTATGTATATGTGTCCACCCAGCGGGCCAACACACAAATCTATTAAACTTTGGGGCGACTCTCTTCTTCTGATATAGAAACTCAGTCTCACCGCCCTCTTCTACATCATTCAGATACACCATGAACGCAAGTGCTGTGCGAACATTACCTATCTGATTATTATACTCACAATGCCATGAGTGATACCCTTCTGTTGGTCTCGTCTTCTGCATCTTCAACTGACTAACATATAAGTCTTTGACTAGACCTGCACCAATGAGTGGGTACTCTTCACCCCATTTGGGTATGATTTCATTGTTGACTATATCACCCAACTCTTTAAGGGGTGCATTAATCATCGTGTCCATTGCACTCCAATACACTGATGTATCTTCACCTGTCCACTTCGATGCATTCTGATGACCATCTGCAACTCTCGTCTTAGTTAGACCATGTTCTTCTGCATTCTCGAATACTTTGATAAGGTCGTCTATTAGACTTGGGTCGAAACAGTCATCAATAGTTTTAATGTGGTCACCATGGTCTTTCCAGTTGTTCACATTATACTTTACTTCATTATCGTTCATCGCCACTCTTCGTCTCTCGGTCTATTCTCACAATGCCAGTCATGACTGCAATATGCATCACACCAGACATGGTCAACATGTCCGTTATACATCGGTGAATGATACTTCACTTCCTGTAGACTCAGAACTTTCTGACATTGACTGCATTTCGCTGTTGTCATCTGATCCGTCATCTTCTTCTCCTCTCAAATCGTTTTCGTCTCTACCAAACCATACCAACAATACATATCGGTCGCCTTCATAGATAGGTTCTACACCATGCCATGTTTGGGTTGAGTTGTTAAAGAAAGTACATGTACCTTCGTTGTTTGCAATTAGATTGCCTTGAACATTTAACTGACCACCTTTGTATCCATCGTTCAACTGCAATATCATAGTACCAAAGTCGGTGTCTTCTGCAATGTCTTGATGAAACGGAAACATAGAGTCTTTAGCATAGTGTACAATCTGCATGTATGTGATTGTTCTGAAGTCAGGATGTTCTGGTATAAGATGTTCGAACACCTCTAGACATGCACCAAACTCTTTAGTACCATCTGCAACAGTCATATGAATCTTATTCATATCTGCCTCGTACTTGTAAGACTGGTTGAATTCCATTATCTTCTCACTAGGCATTATCTCACTGGTGTCAGGATTATAGGTAGTTTCTTCATCGATAGCGCAACTATGAAATTGTTCCATGATATGGTCAACTCCTGCTTCGTTGATGATTCTAGGTAATATAGTTATGAAGTCTGTATGTCTCTCTATCTCAAACTGTTCGCCTGAGTATTTGTCTTCTACTATTTCTTTGTTGTTCTCTTCGTCTGTACCACCCAGTTTTGGTTCTGAATATGTACCCATGTTAATTGCCATCGTTATTCCCTCCTATGGGATGAAAGAAAGTCACTTGTGTGAATCTCCAATTGTTCTTGTATTTATTATAATCATTAATCCAAGCGCCATGCATGTGATTACCTGGAAAGATAACACATCTATTAAACTTTGCAGGTATTACTCTGCGTACATTGAATCTCTCTTCGACAGGATATAATAACTCCATGTCTTCATCGTTAGTAATCCACTCACCGTCATATACGGCAGTACCACCATCGTCTTCTTTGTCCATGAACACTAACATATTGAGTGTCGCACAATTGTCTGGTGTATCTAGTCTACTGTCAATGTGTGGGTAGTGTTGCATGTCTGGTTTAAAGTCTTCTATAGTTTGAAAACAATTGAACTCATATAGTCGTGACCAATTGTACTCACCCTTATGGTAATATCTACGACATACATCTAGTAGTCGTTGATGTTCCATTTCATATAATCTTGTAGGGTGACCAACCTTGTCTACGATTCTGCAATCAAGATAGTCGATACCATTTCTAGTCGGTGACTCTGTATTATATTTCCACATTGGGTAATCTCTGTTCGTAATGTGTTGATATAAATCTTCTGCATTCTCATAGAAGTCATCTATGGTCAAAACGAACCCATCAAATGTGGCGTCAGCGAATGACCCCTTCATCTTATAAAGTTCATCTAGTATAATTGGTTTACTCATTCTGTAAAACTCCATAATCAAATGGGGTGCCGTGTTCATATGACCCCAAATCTTCTGCGTGTTGTAAATTGAAAGAGATTGATATTCTTTCGTAATCTTTCTGTTCTTCTAGTAATCCTTTTCCTCGTGACCGACCCTGTGGCACTGCATGGACCATGTACGAGGGCCACAATAAGAAGTCACCCGATTCAGCATAAAATGCCATTTCAGTCTGACCACCTTGGTTACCTACAAAGGTATATTGACCATCTTCATGATGTCCATCACTGGCACCATGACCAAATATCGAACTCATGTTAGGATTGTAAAATGTAATTGGTTCTGACATAGAATCTGTAGAGACATAGTAAGTACCAGATAGTCTAGACTTGACATGATTATGAACATTATGGGAGTGTGGTTCATTGTATACATTCACCCATGCAAATAGGTGAATGTCATGTCGAGATATTCCAGACACATCGAAATTCCACATTTGACGTATGAAGGATATATAAGTATCTTTCATCTGATTTGCAAAGTCTGGATACCATGGTTGATTATGGGTCTCTTCTCTTGCATCATTATCGAAGTAGGTTGTGTATTCCGTTTCTAGATTACCTTTCGGTAATTTACTCACTATATCTCTACAGTGTTCAGCGACAATTTCATGATTGAGGTTTGCCTTACCTTGAAACATAGGTGTAGGGAAGAGTTGTTTGTAATCTCCTCTACACGGTGAATATGTATTGTTTAGACTATTTGTCTTTATCGGTCTCATTGGGTGTGGTCACTTCTCTATAATATACTACTACTTCACCAAGTTGTTTGATGTATCGTTTTAATTCTTGCATGTCTTCTGCCATGACTTTGTAGTCACCAACAGTAGTTGCAACGAAGACGATTTCTCCGTTATTCATATCTTTGATTTCATCTAAGAATCTATCTAGATATGTGTACCCTTCTGGCCAATCTGGATTCTCTCGTTGTTTTAAGTCACATGTCTTAGGTCGTTTGAATTGTTCTACACCCTTGTCATCGAATTGTTTAGGTTCAAATGATAATGTTCTCTTACACGGATTTACTATTCGTGCTTCAGATACAACGTACCATTTTGGTGCAGTGAGTTCTACCGGTCTAGGTAGTGTGGGTTGCATGATTTCTATCTCAATAGGTTTACTGACTATCTCTACTGTCTTAGTAGGTAGTAGCGAACAACTACTCAGGAGTATCAGCGCCGATATTGTAAAGTATCTTTGTATCATCTTCTAGTCCCTCCATAACTCCTTCACTTGCCTTGTTGAAACGCAATTCAATCATGCCTGGTTTCTTAAGTGCAAGTAGGTCAAGATTATGTCTAGCGAATATCTGTAGATACTCTGCCTTCTCTTGTTCTATTTGTGCATTGACTCGTGACATGTTCATAAGTGCCTTACCTTGTTTCTCGTAAGACTCTTTCATGGCGGTCATCGCTTGTTTCTGTTCTTCTACTGCGTACTCTAACTTAGCGTTATTGTCTTTCAGTGTGATATTCTCATTGTAGAGATAATAACCACCTAGACCCAGCACGAGTATTATTGCTATGAAAAATTGATTCATAATTTACTCCCTATTATATAACTAAAAGTATGATTGCAAACAAGAAGAACAAAACTATGAGTTGTTCTCTATTTGGTCTTTCTGGTTCCATACTTATACTCGTAATCTTCTATGATATAGTTCAGACCACCTGAACTTCTATACTCAACTACTTTATTCTCTTCATCTCTAAACTTGAGATGTTTCTCTTTCTGAACAATGATTTTCTTGGCGATAAATGTTCTATCGTCTGCATCACCATAGATGCTGTTAAACGAAACAGTAACAAAGTACCTCTTAGTGAACATCGTCTTGATGCTCTCATAGATATACTGTACTACTTTCTTGGTGGTATTCCACACCCTTCTTAATCTGTTCATACTAGTATTTAGTCGTTATTTCTTAACGACTTTAATTGTTGTATGGTATCTCTTGCACTGATATGTGTAATACCGATACCACCTGCATCGTTCCATGCATCAATGTTCTTCTGTCTGTCGTCAATCAACACACTACCCTCATAGGCGTATGCCGCCTTCTGAGTACCAGTGAATGTACAAGTGACTGGCACTGTAGGGTCAACGTATCTCTTAATCCACTCGTTCTTGTCATGCACTACTAGATGTCTGTTCACCTCACCGGCGGCAGTCAATATTTCCCATGGTACTTCGCAATGTCTGACATACGCAAGTAAGTCATACATATCGACCATTGGAGGTAAGTTTGCAAACAATCTCTTGTTCGTTAGTTCTTCTTTTCTATCGTCATATGTAGAATGTCCTTCTGCATCATTCGTAAGTGGTTCACCCAAATACTGAGGCATTTCCACACCTCTCAAGAAGTCTGCAAGAACTCCGTCCATATCAATAAAAACTCTTTTTACTTTTCCTTTCATCATGGTAGGATTATAACCGTTTATGATGGTCATTGTCAAGTGTTTTCTCAAGTAAATATGCCTCATTTTCGTTTATTTTTTCGCCGTTTAAGACTTGTCTGACATGCACCATTTCATGTGCAAGTGTGATGTATCGTTCTTTGTTTAGTTTCACATATATGTTGATATATGGTGTGTTGTCTAGTTCTCGTGGGTGTTCGATTAACCCTTGTTGGGGAAATGATGGTGGTAATCGTTTAATAGATATAATCGCAGGCATCTCACCGATACCCAGCGTATTCGCATACTCTACCGCCTTGTCTAGCAGTAGACTATTCTTGCAGTAAATCTCCATCGTCTAATTTCTTTTCGCCTATTACTTCATTCCAAAAATTGTCAAATGATTTCTTCTTACCATCTAACACCACAAAGGGTAACTCCCATTCTTGGGCGTTATGGAAGTCTGACCCCTTTGTGTATATTCTCACCTCATTCACCATTTTGTCTAGAGTATTACAGATGTGTTTGTATCTCTCTGATACGACATCTTGGTCTTTCTCTGGTGGTAGAAATAGGTGAATTGTTCTCATGACATCCATGTCCTTCGGTGCCATTCTTGTAGTTCTGTATACCCACCGATTGACTCTTCGTCTATTTTAATCTGAGGAAATGTTCTTGCAGTTGGAAATGTATTCATCATCTCTTCTCTGTCGAAGTCTGTACCGAGTGACTTGTATACATAGTCGTACCCTCGTTCTTCACATAACTTCTTCGCCATGTCACAATATGGACATTGTGGTTTTCCGTATATCTCAATCATAGTATATAATCCTTTCTTGATGACTTTGCAGTATACATCTTACCAGTCTTACGACCATAGTAAGGTTCTTTCTCTATACCCTTGGTGCCTTCATCAAAGAATATGAATGTTATTAGAGTGACTAGTGCAAACCAGACCACCATTGTTATTAGTACAAATTCCATCATAATTTAAAATCGTCAAACGTGTTATCATCGACATCCTGTTTAATGCCACCAATGACATAAGATTCAATCTCTGTCTCTTGGGGTGCATTTTGTAATCCCCTACTGTTAAACCAATGGTTCGTCCATGGTAGTGGGTTGTTAGCAGATGAGACATTAAAGATTGGGTCTAAACCAATCGCTCTAAGTCTCTTGTTGCAAATAAATTCTATGTAATTACCAAGTAGTGGTACTGATAGACCAATCATTGACCCCTCTTTGAATAAGAACTCTGCCCATTCTTTCTCTTGGGCGACTGCATCTCTATACATGTCATATACTTCACCTTCGCAATCTTTCATTACTCTGGTCATCATATGGTCTTTCTCTTGATTCTTATAACACTTCAGTATGTGTTGAGTGATTGCAAGATGTTGTGCTTCGTCTCTGGCGATGAATGATATTATCTTTGCACTGCCTTCCATAGTCTTAAGTTCACCAAATGCGAACGAACATGCAAACGATACGAAGAATCTTACACCCTCTAGTATGTTCACTGATATCAATGCAAGGTACAATGACTTGTATAACTCATACTCGTCTACTTTTAGACCTAATAATCTTCTACGACCCAATTCAATGAACTTGTCGTACTTCTCTGTTACCATCTCTGCTCTCTTAACGATTGCAGGTTCATCTATAATCGTGTCAAATATGTCACTAGGGTTACTATAGATGTTCTTTATAATGTGGGTGTAACTTCGTGAATGTATTGTCTCCATGAAGTCCCATGTAATGATACATGACTCAAGTTCTGGTATAGTGACAAAGGGTAGAAATGCTATTGATGGCGCCCTACCTTGAACACTATCGAGTAGTGTTTGGTATCTTAGATTCGATGTAAAGATATGTTTTTGTGCATCATTGAGTTGTGCGTAATCATTACGGTCTTTCTGTAGTGATACTTCTTCTGGTCTCCAGAAGAATCCTAACTGAGTCTGAGTTAGTTTATCAAATATAGGGTACTTGAACTCATCGAATCTTTGCGTGTTCAGTTCTTCGCCAAAGAACATCTTGTTCTTTGTGAAGTCTATGTTTTTCTTGTTAAATACTGTCATTTCTTTTTGTTCTCTATCAATTGTAAATCATCGTAATCGTTGACCATGCACCCATAATCTGATGCATAGTATTTATCATTAAATGAATTTGCCATCTCGCTTTGTTCTGTTGGTATATCAGGTGAGTTATCATCTGACCATCTATGTTCTCTACCATCTAATTGTAATGAAACTTGCGTGTCTGCATTGCCATAGTAGAAATCTGGTATCGCATTCATGTGAGAATCTCTATTAACAAAATGAGTGAATAGATGATAACTGTAATCACCTAGAAATCTATCTCGCCAGTGTGGTATGTTTGGACCTTGATACAATAGTATATCACCTGGTTCTAAGTTCACCGGTATACACCCATTCTTTAGTCGTTCTCTATGATTCAGGTCTTGTGATTCATTCTTCACAATCTCTGCATCTACACCGCCATAGTTCTTATCGTTTCTTAACCATATTGTCCATGGTGTCTGGTCATCTGTCTTATAGTCTAGACATAATGTCGCACTCACCTCACATGATGGTCTATCAGTGTGTGACCCTAGATATGCACCCCTATGATATTTTCTAGTATATGAATATGTTTCTACTAGATTCATATCCATGTAGTCTTCTAGTTTATTATGGATGTAATGCGACAATGCAATACCCCATGGTGAACAATATTTACCAGCAGATTTACCTATCGAATCTTTGGGGTTCTTGTAGGTAATGTCTCTGTCTTCTATCTCTGTATCTGTACCCAAAAACTCATGTGATTTCCATATGTCCATTGAGAATGTAATCATATCTTTCGGTAAGAAATCTTTGAGAACAACATAACGATTCTTCATGAATTGCCATGTTATAGGGTTAGTTGCACCTCTTAAGTTCTTCTCATACTTAGGTTCTTCTTGTCTACCAGTGTAGACAACTTTATAGTCTACAGTCTTGTCTTTAGATGGCACAGGCATCGCAGTCTTCATCTCCTTCAATTTGTGTTGGTGCAAGTTCATCTGCAATAACATCTTCAACTTTTCCATCCATGGTGTTTTGGTAGTATGATGTCTTCCAACCATACTTGTAAGTATTCAGTAAGTCTTTTGCCATGACTGATACTGGTACTTCATTGTTAGGGTATTGTTCTGGATTATATGACCAGTTACCACTAATGCCTTGGTCAAAGAACTTCTGCATCACTGCAACTATGTTGATATAACCTGTGTTGTCTGGCATATCCCATAGCAATGTGTATGCACTTTTAAGAGTAGAATACTGAGGCACTATCTGTTTCAGTGTACCCTTCTTACTCTTCTTAACTGAGAGATGGTCTCTAGGTGGTTCAATACCATTAGTTGCATTACATACAACAGATGATGATTCACTTGGCATTTGTGCCGTTAGTGTTGAATGTCTTAAACCATGAGTCAATATCTCTGCTCTTAAGTATTCCCAATCTCTAGTATACACTGGTTTGACTATATCGTCTACCTCTTTCTTGTATGTGTCAATTGGTAATATACCTTGTGCGTACTTAGTTCTATCGAAGTAGTCACATGGACCTTTCTCTTTTGCAATTTGATTAGATGCTCGTAGCAAGTAGTATTGAAATCTCTCTGTAAGGTCATGAACTAATTGCCATGCTTCTGGATCCGAATACTTGACTCTATGTTTTGCAAGATAATGTGCAAGACCAATGTACCCTATACCTAGACTTCTTCTTGCAAGTGTCGACATCTCTGCCGCCTTTACAGGATATTCTTGATAATCAATTAGTTCTTCTAGACCCCTAACTGCGAGTTCACATATGTCTTGCATCTCATCGTCTTTGATAACACCAACATTGACAGCACTTAATATACAAAGTGCTATCTCACCACCATGGTCATCAATGTGGTCAATTGGGTCTGTTGGTAATGTTATCTCTTGACATAGATTACTCATGTTAATCTTATCTGTAAATGAACTATGAGTATTACAATGGTCAATGTTCATAATATAGATACGGCCAGTCTCCGCTCGTTCTTTTAGTAAATTTGTTATGAGTTCTCTTGCACCCACTTTTTGTTTTGGTATTGAGTAAGCATTCTCATACTTCTCATAGAGTTCATCAAACCCTGGTGTACCAAATGCCTCGTATAAACCAGGCACATTATGAGGACTAAACAATGTAATCTCTTGATTGTTTAGAAATCTCTTATAGAATAACTCTGACAACTGAATAGAATAGTCTAACTTTCTTACTCTGTTGTCTTCAGTACCCTTGTTGTTCTTTAAGACAATAATGTCTTCTATCTCTTGATGCCAGATAGGGAAATGAACTGTCGCACTTCCGCCTCTTACACCATTCTGAGTGCAACATCTAACTGTTGACTCAAACTTCTTCAGAAATGGTATAACACCAGTGTGTTGTACTTCACCCCCTCGAATCTTTGCACCTAAACCTCTGATGCGACCTGCATTGATACCAATACCCGCCCTTTGGGCGACATATCTACCAACCGCCATGTCTGATGCGAACAATGAATCTAATGAATCATCTGTATCAACCAGTACACATGATGCGAACTGTTTCAGTGGTGTTCTAACACCCGCCATAACTGGTGTAGGTATGTTAATCTTAAACATACTCACTGCATCATAGTATCTTCTTACATACAATAATCTGTCATCTGCATCATAGTTCTGAAATAATGTCATTGCAATCAACATGTACATGAACTGAGGTGTCTCAAACAATGTGCCTGTTGACCTGTCTTGTACTAGATACTTGTCTACTACTTGTTGTAGACCTGCATAGGTGAAGTCGAAGTCTCTACTATGTCTCATGTAAGAGTTTAGTTTCTTCAACTCTTTATCTGAGTATTTCTCTACTAAATCTTTGGTGTATAGACCTCTGTCGATGTTTCTTTCTATCAAGTCTTGTAGTGGTGGATATATCTCTGAGTCTTTCCACTTAGTATTCAACACTTGTTTCTGTATACCAAATAGTAACAGTCGAGCTGCAACGAATTGGTAGTTTGGATTCTCAAGTGATATCAAATCACTTGCACTTTTAACTAAAATCTTTTGTATCTCTTGGGTAGTGATACCATCAAAGAACTGAAGACCTGAGTTCATCTCTACAGATGACTCTGATACACCGTTGATGCCTCTACAAGACTTCTCAACCATTCTATGTATCTTATCTAGTTCTATCGGTGCCTTAGTACCGTCACTCTTTATAACATTTATTTCCGAATTCATATCTTCTTATACTCCATCAATTGTAATTTAGCTGAGAGACCGTAAACAGTATTACGATTGATGATTTCAACAATTTCACTTTCACTTAAACCACTCATTATCATATCATTAATATCTTTGCAACCCTCTATTCTTCTATCGTTCCATATGCACACTTTATAACCTAAGTCGATTACTTCATCTATCTTCTTGATTATTTCTTTGTTTCTAGGTTCGTTATCATATATTAGTATTGCATTGTCTTTTATATCATCTTGTATCTTCTTAAAATCACTACCTGCAACTGCGATACTATTCGGTAGTAATAGACTATCTATTGGTCCCTCAGTGACATAGATAGTTTTTGTCTTGTCCACTTTGTTGAGGTTAAAGATAAGTGGTACATCATCTCTGAATCTCATGGTCATGTATCTCAAAGGCGAGTCGTTTATTGCACGACCTGATACACCAATCAATTCGCCATTCTCGTCATAGAACGGCAACACAATTCTAGGGTCTTTACCCAACACCCTATTCTTATACTTCTCAGATAAAAATGATAATGACTGCGCTGATTGTACGAACCAGAGGTCTGTCATGGCAGTTTCTGGCAATTGTCTATTCAGTAGATATTGCTTTGCGACTGTATTCTCTAAAACAGGAAAGGCGATTGCCTTTAGACTGTTCTCTTTTTTATCTTCACTCTTATTTAGAGAATCCGTTCGTGGGGTAAACTTAAAAGCGTTCGCTGACGGCATTTTTCTTTTAGGTTTTTGACCTTTTTCAGTCAACCATTCTTTCATGTATTCTTTATGAATCGATGGCCAATGGTCTTTGATGAAATTTATCGAAGATGTTGACTTACCACAATTGTGGCATTTGAATATTAATGATTGTTCTTTGACAAAATGAAATGCTCGGGCTTTGTATACATTCTTCTGCGAATCACCACAGTAATTGCACCTGTGATTCATCGTGTTCTCGTTTGTCCACTTGGCACGGTCTAAATAGACCATCACCATCGACAAGTATTTTCGCTCTAACCATAACATATACTACTTATTATACAGTAGTTATGGTCAAATTACTAGTCGGTTTTGATGATTTTGGGAACTTTCTTTTTGGGTACTTGAATGACATATCTATTCTCTACAACTTTAGGTTTGTCTTTCTCGATGTTACGAGTTATAAGACTTGCTGATGTTATCAATAGTAGTATCGCCAATGGGTCAAAAACGAATATGAGTGCAAATATCACCCACCGGACAGCGTTGTCAAGGTACTTGACACTCTCTTCTTGACCATATATCACTTCTGCGACATACTTGATAGGACCAATCTCACCTTCTTGCATGAGTTGTTCTCTTCTGAGAGGCATTAATTCTTCGTTGTATGCGACCACTTGGTCAATTATAACATCCATATCGATTGCAATCAACCCCCTTTCTTCTTTCTGTCTACGGTCAATGTAGTTACGGTCTTTAGGTTGTGCGGTGTTGATGATGGTGTCTAGACCCTCTAGTCTATTCTCCAGTCTCTCCAGTTTACCCTCTTCACCATCTATTCTCTTCTCTATGATTGACATCTCAAGTGAATACGAATCACCTTTGAGTGTCTGGTCTATGTTCGCCTTTGATAAGAACCCAAAGATACCCAATGATGTGATTAACATCAATACGAACACTGATAGGGTTAGATAATACTTCATGTAGTTGAGTCTATCCCAAAATAGGTGTAGATAGGCGGCAGTAACAATCTTACCGAACTCTAATACACCAGTCATGATTACGACTGACAACCATTGACCTGCGAATATAGTTGCAAGTCCGATGACTGAGAAATAGGCGGCGATGCTTGCGATTACAAGTGAGGTACTTAAAGCTAAGTAATTTAAGAATTTTTCCATAATTTAAACTGCGTTGCGCTTCAGAAGTCCAAGAATAGTCTTGTCTTTCTTCTTTCTCACGATTGGTTCGTGAGTGGAGACTGCCGCTCCGGTTGCATTCACTGGTGCGCCTTCACCTTCTTCTGATAATCCATCTGATAGGTATTTTGCACATTCATCTGCAAGTTTGATACCTGCGTTGTAGTCACTTGGGTAATGCAATCCCGCCTGAACTCTTCCCCATGCACATATATCAGCCATGTCTCTGAGATTACCCTCATGTTCTGGATGTTTCTTAGCATAGTAATTTGCGACCATATATGGTTGCATTGAATGACCTGATGGATATGACGGCGAGTTTGCCGTACCTGTCTTCCATTTATTGACTTTCATACCAAGTGCTTCTGCAAGTTGATATGGTCTAGGTCTATTGTATTGATTCTTAAAGTGTCTGATTACTGGTGTACATTGGTCTACAATGTAATCCATATGATTCTCATCGAACTCTATGTCGACTTCTTCCATGTACTCTTTGATATAGTAACATGGGTCTTCTGCACAATTTATGTATTTTTGTTTAGTCTCGTCACTTGCACCATCTGATTGTTTGATGACATCTTCTATCTCTGACTTGGCTATTTTAGATGTATTTGATGGTGGGGGTGCGATGTCTATATCTTTCCAACCGTCTTCGAATATCTCTATGTTCTCGTACTTTACTCGTTTTAGTTTCTTCGGTTTGTCGAATACGAGAGTGTCTAGAGACTCTAATACTTCTCTAATATACATCTTCTGCGGTCAATAGGATTCTGTCTTCTCCTATGTACCCCTCATATATTAGAACACCATAACCAATACTATGTTCTTCTATATTGGTGACTTGGGTCTTCTCTGCATAGATTTTGATTTCTTGATTCTCATCAAAGTTTTGTTTGATTTGCGTTCTTAGATAATACTCGTCTTGAAGTTTGATTTTACCGACATGTTGCGCCTCGTCAATCATCTCTGGTGAGAATGCATCTTCGTCTTTGAGTAGTCTATAGAAGTCTTCATACAACTGGTCTGCCTGTTCTGCATCTAAGTTAGTATGTTCTTTGAGTAAACCAAGTGCGACTGCATATGATGCTAATTGTGACTTACCACCTGGCAGTTTTCTGATTAGTTTCTTTAGATTGAATACGAGTCTATGTAGAGGTGTAAGGGCGTTCTTCTCTTCTTTAGACTTAGGGTTGTTTGCTAGTTTCTGATTAGGGTTGTCGGGGTCTACTATAAACTTAACACGAACACCATTCTGGTCAATGAACCCAAACTTATACGCAGGAGTTTTCTCAAAAGGTGTTGTCAACATCTTTAGCATCCTGAATACGATTAAACTGTCTATTACTCTTCCGACCATATATCTATTTATGCAATCTGAATGACTACAATTCTCTCAATCTGTTTGCGAGTTTATCATCTATAGGGTGGTCTATCAACCAACCCTCTTCTATGAGTTCTAGATACAACAACATGGTCTTGATAGATGCCCAATGTTCATTATCTTTAATCTTAAAAGATAACATTCTCATACATGCCTCGTACCCAAATACATTGAATAGACATATGATATGATTCAACATGAGGCGTTCTCTCATCTCACCATTCTCATGGTAGCGATGAAGTAATCGTTTTAGATATCTGAACCTACGCAGGTCTTCATTAAAGTCCTCAATGTCTTCACACTGAGGGTCATCATAATGCTTTTGTGCGTATGCGTTGAAGTTTTTTGCTGTGATTTTGTCAAAAAGACCCATAATATAATAGTTTGTTGTTGTGTCTACAGTATTATTTAGTAGACACGAATGTAGTAAGGTCTAGACTATTGAACCGTAGACTTTGAATGAACCAGTTTCTAGTTGTTCGTATTTAACTTTCAAAGAGATGTTTTTCTCTTCTTTATCAAATTCGTCATGAGCTGTGTCAACTGACTTACCAAATACACCACCAAACTGAGTAAACTCTAGGTTTAATTCACCTGAACCAGAGAACTCTTCGTCTTGTACTACGCCATGACCTTCTACTGATACTTTCTTATGTAGACCCAACTGAGATAGTTTTGATTCCATCTGTTGGATAGCAGCCATAGGGTTCATGAACTCTGATACTGCAACATGACCTAACACTGCATTAAGTTTGTTCTTAACTGCCTGTGAGTCTATGTCGTAAGGTGTTGTTGAGTCTAACCCAAAGTCTCCACCCAAATTTTCTGTTAAATATTCATTAAATGTTTTCATATCTTTTCCTAACTTGATGTTGCAACACCAACACCCAATATTTCGGCGTTAGCGGCAAAGATTTCATTTGATGCATCTTTAGATACTACTTCAGTACCAGATGCCTTTAAAGTAAATGTACCTATTAGTACATTCGCACTGGTCTCGACTGATACTAATCTATCAGTCGTTCCAGAATTCACTAGTCTTACGTTCGTTGAAGACCCGAAGTTTGAACCGTTAGATGTGGATGTACCACAAGCTGCTTCAGTTCCTAATACTTTTATTTTCATATCAAATTACCCTAAATTTATGCAACTACTGTTACTGTACCAGCGGCAGAACCAATTCCTGCGGCACTAGTGATTGTTGAAACTGTAGCAGTTCCTTTGTCTTTAACAGTACCACCATTTAAACTCAGTGGATTAGTGCCAACTGAAAGAACATCGTCTGCGTTAGTAGCGGCGTTTGCAGCTGCAATAACTAGTGAGAATGTTAATTCGTTAGTACCTGTACCCGATGCATATGAAAGTGCATGTGGTCCACGACCTGTACCCGTTCCTTCGTTACCGTTAGTAACAGATAGTTGAGGTGTTCCAGTAACATCAACTGCTTCGTTGAATAATGCCTTGACTGAGAGTGTAAACCCAGCAGACTTATCAGCGGCAGTAGTTACCCATGTAAGTTTAGTGATATCAGCAGCACCAAGTTTAACCGTTAGGTTCTTGATTGCAACTAGTCTTTCTGTTAATGTTCTTGAACCAACTGTTTTAGAAAGTTCCCAACCACCTGCTGTGGCTTGGGTCTTGTCTTTCTCAGCAGTACTCAAATAATTCGGTTTTGACTCGGTTCCCGATGTATGTCCCCATAATGCCATTTTAATTTCCTCTTTGTGTTTTATCCAGCAACTTTTAGTATCGCATTGAATGTTTTACTAAACGTATTTGTATCTTTCTGTAATAGTTGTAAGTATTTAGTTCGAATCGGTGCTCTAACCTTCATTAAAGTGTCATGAACTTTGACTGCATCTGCGTTCTTAATCTTAATCTTCTTCATATCATCTGTTCTGACTTCACCATCTTTGGTTCCATCTTTAAACTTACGAAGTTGAATCAACATTGTAGCGTCAGGTCTGTTTTGAACCCCTGTCGCCTTTGATTGCATTGCATCCATGGCACGATTGAAGACTTCATCTTCAGATGCCTCGGCATACTTACCCTTTGCCATACTAGATATCTTATCTATTTTGGCTTTCAAATCTTTCTCGTTCTTTGATTGTGCAACAGCACGAGCGATTTTCTTATTTCCTGCATCGGACATCATACCAAAGTCAGCAATCTTTTCCATTACTTGTTTGACATTTCTTGACGCCTCTACTGCATCCATAATTTGTTTCTTGGCGTAACCCAACTTCTTTAATTTCTCTTTAAAGATTTTGGTTCTGCCGTCTGATGTTTTGATATATTCCATTATTTTGTAAGTGGTCCGTCTAGTTCGCCATTAGCAGCTAATTCTTTGTATGTTGATAATGCTCTTCGTGCCTCTACAATACCGTCATTGACTTTCATCATGTATGTTGACCTACCATATTGTAGTTTATTCATACCTCTGTATGCCTTCTCTAATAATGCATCCATCTTTTTAACAGCATTTACTTCTTGTACTCTGTTAAATTCCTTACCTTCTGTAAGTTCTTGTTGTTCTGTAAATGACTTTAGGTTCATTTTATTTCTCGTCAAAGTGTGTTACTGTTGAAGGATCACCATATGATGATTTGCCTCTTGCGACTGCATCAAAGTCTCTGAGTTTCTTCTTAGTTCCACTCATAACGATTAATGTATCGTCTTTACCTTTGTTCATAGTAATCTTTAACTTCATCATCTTAGCAGATTGTTGGAATTTTTGTTCTTCGGGTCTCTGCATTCCTTTAACTCTGTAAGTAATCATCTCTTCTGCAAAGACATCATCGTTTTTCCACTCATCTACTAGATGTTTGTATGTATCGAATTGATTTGATTCTGAAGTATCGGATGAACTATCGTGTTTTTTACCATGTTCAGCGTCTTTATGTTTTCTTAGAGCAAGGGCATTTCTTTGTTTTTCTAGTCTTTTAAGATTCTTTTCTCTTTCTGACTTTGCGAATTCTTTAGACTTATCTGTTGGTTTCATTCTTCTTAGATTGAGTTCTCTCTCTTTCTTCAACATATCTTTCTGTTTATCAGTCATGTCACTCTGAGATTTCTTCTTCCAATCTGCACCATCATCGTCTTCGTTTTGTTGTTGTCTTTTGATTTGGTCAGGTGTGCGATATTGGCCATCTCTATAGACTTTGCCTTTGTGTGACTCTCTTTCCTTTTCTTTCTGTTTTTTTACAGATTCAGGTGTGCGCCATTCGCCGTCTTTATAGACTTTGCCAGCTTCTTCTTTTAAGTCGTCTTCCCACATATTTCTATATGTGTCCATTACTGACTTGATAGCCATGCCTTTCGCTTCTTCGTGTTCTTCGTGTCTTGCATCAATTTCGTCTGTCATGTACCCAGCGAACTTACCTTTCTTAATGGTGTTCTTCTTGATGATGTTAGATAGTTTATCTTTCTTCTTAAGAAGTTGTTTCGCCTTGATTCTGTCATGGTAGAAAAACTGATGTGTTTTGTTAGTCTTGTCGTCTTTTACAGTATAAGACTGTCTGTCCATCTTAACGACTTTACCCATGTATTTTGCACCATCTTTTTGGTAATAATCGATTTCTGTTCCGACTTTAACTGATTTTGGTGTCTCTGTACCCATGCCATGTTTTGCAAGAGCTCTGAAGTTCTCGTCAATAGATTCTTTGGTGTACATATTACGAGCGAATTCAGTATCAACTTGGTCCCAACCACCACCGTGGTCTTCTGCTGTCTTTAGTTTACTTAATGAGACATATAGAGGTTGTAAGTCTACACCGTTTTTATAGTCACCTGATTTACTGTAATTTGGGTCAATCATAAGACCGACTTTGTATGCACTTGAACCTTCTTGAGGTGTTGAGTAAACTGGTTTCTGTTTGATTTTGTTTGTTCTACAATATGCATCAAC